TTCTTGGCTAGGTGGGACCGCCCACACGAAGATTTTGGTCCTCACCCGTCGTCCCCGCCCGAGGTTACTTTCGGCTTTGACTCTCCCCCTTGGGAGGCTCGGCCACCGGGACCCCACCCCGTCACTGTCGCCCTGCCGGCTCGTGAGGCCGCCGAGGGTGCTGCGTTTTGCCATGGGCCAGTTCACAACCCATCCGCTCCGTTTCCACGCCCCGCTGCTTACCAGACTCATGCGAAATAGGGGCCGAGGCGAATCGCGTGCAGGGACGCGCACGTATGCACCTTAACCCGCTCCACGGAACCGGAAGACCCGTCAGTACCAATTTAACCGCTTCCCCATAGTTGGCGGCCCAGAGCCCCAATGAAGGGGGTGGGAAGTGGGATTGTAAAGCCCTTAAACATCAGTGGCCAATAGCCAGGAGCGACGACACAGTGGCCTACAACCACCTGCCCCATCGTCTTACAGAGCCCTTATCCAGGGCGGCGCTTCCACGGACCGGCCTTCCAGGAATTTCTCGGTGAACCCCGGCGGTGCGTCCCACAGATCAAAGCTGGGCATTTCCACGCGTTCCCATGGGCCACGCCAATCAGTGACGCCACCCATGTTATCCAACCGCGCTTCTAGTTCCAGCTGGGCGTCAGGCGAAAGCCCAAACGCCCTCTCAAAGGACAACCGTGCCTCCGGCGAGATCTCCCTGGCTTCTGCCGCCCGAGCAAACCTGGCCCCCAAGTAGAACAAGTCAGCGTGCGGGTGCTCCCGCACGCCCTCCGGAGAACCGTACAGCGTCTGAAGGCGGAGCGCCCATGCCTGAAGCACAGGAACCCCCAACGCAAGCGAAAGTTCACAGGCCGCGACTCCCCGCACCCACTCCCTAGCGAAGCCAGGCTCCCTCAACCAACGATGGGAAGAAAGTCCCTGTGACAGGACCTTCAACGGTTCCCTAACCATTGTGAGTTTACCGGCGCCAAGGCGCAGGGGCGCACACTGCCCGAAACGAACCCCCTCAAGCGAGGTGACAGCGGACTCCAAAGCAAGCTCATGACCCGTCATGGCAAGGGCTCGTGGGGCAAACCTCGGCATCACAGCGCCAGCGTCGCGTCCGCGGAGAAACACGAGGGCGTTGTCCCCATCGACCAGAAGATCGAATGGGACATGGAACGTCCTCAGTGTAGCGATGACAACTACAAGCATATGTAGGGAGTTCCCCATGCCCGTGTTGAAATCTCCGCTCGCCCGACCGCCGGGTCGCTCGAAGCGTAACCCACAAGACAACTTTCCTTTGAGCGAAAGTTGCGCCCGGAGCAATCTGCGCAATTCCCTTTCACCGGGAAAAGCC